TTAGAAAATGGGCCAAAAATTTTAGATATTCTACCTTTATCTTCTGTTACTGACAAATATTCTTCATACTCCTTTGGATTTACTTTAGGTATAACTATTTCAAACATATTACCATTTTCAACAAATGTTTTTAAACTAACTCTGAGTTCGTTTGACCCTTTTTTTCTTGGGTTGTATATGTTATTTGCGTCTGAAAATAATTCTACCGCATTTTCTTTAGTCAGATAATAAGAAACAATTTTATTTCCAATTCTTGTTGTAACACAAGTAATGTCAACTAACATATCATTTAAAACTTGTCTTTTATACTGCGTTAATTCATCATCATTAACTAAAAATAAATTAGTTCCAGTGTACCCAAGATTTTCAATTATATTTTTAATTTCTGAAATAGCACTGTCTCCCAATTTTGTTAGTAAACTTGTAAAACTACCTATTGATGGGTTTTCAGACATGTCATTTACAAATTTTTGTTCAACCTGTCCTTGTCTAATTTGATAGTCCCACAAACCGCTCTTAGATTCATTTAAAACTCCATCAAATAATCCAGCCATTAACCCTTCTATCGCATGTCCTCTAACCTCTTTATATCTAATAATTCTATTTATATAATCTCTAAATCTCATTCTATTAACCGCATCCATTTCATTTAAATCGATATCTTCACCAAATGTGTAGGTTATTTTTTTTGATTTTAGAATATTTTGAATAACTTCAGAAGCTTCCTGTTTTATAATAGGAATAGGATTATACAAATAAAATAAGTTACTATTTTCTGTAGATTCTTTCATTATTTACCAATAACTAATTCATTATAATTCATAGTGTCCATACCTTTCAAATCCTCAACCGCCTCGTCATACATATATGCCTTAACCACAGATACAATTGATTGTTCAGATTGAGCAATTTTTGATTCCATCCAGTCATCTAATTCCTCATCATCACCCATTATTTCCCACATTTTCATAGCTAAAGTTGCAATTGTGAACAATTGTTGTTTAGCCATATAATTTCCATCCTTACCTTCTTTAACTTCTTTAGGTGTGTTTATCTGTGTTTCCTGTAATTGATTTTTTATCTTTTCTAATTGACTTTCTGTGAAAATATATTTTGCCATAATATTGCGGTTTTTATATAAATACAAACCAAATAAAAAAAGGGAACAATAATGTTCCCTTTTTGAGCCCGACTCGGATAAGTCGTCCACCACTTTGTAAAACAAAGATTATTTAATTTCCGCAACTTTCGCCAAAACTTGTTCAGAGAAAGTGACAAGTTCATTTTCAGTAGTTATTAAACACTCATTCAAAATCTTATTAGGGATTTGAACTAATGTATGTGAAACATCAAAATATCTAAATGCCGTACCGTTATCGATAGCGTCATTAACCATTTTTAAAAATAGTTTGGTTTGGATTACATCAACAAAACTAATATTGAAAATTTTACCAAATTTTTCGTGTTGGATATATAATGTTGTTTTCATAGGACAAAGATAATACGTTACTACTAAAGTTCCAAATGTTTAATAAACTTATTTAAATAATAATTGATAGTTTCATCCAATCCATGACTAAAATCTGTTTTAGGTTCCCAATTTAAAGTAGTTTTCATTTTGGTTGAATCGATAGCGTACCTAAAGTCATGTCCTTTTCTATCTTCAACAAACTTGATTAATTCTCTAGAATTTTCACCGTAATCGAGTATTTCGTCTAATTTATCACAAATCATGTGTGTAAGTCGGATATTACTCATCTGTACTCCACCTCCAATGCAATATGTTTCCCCGATTTTACCTCTATGAAAAATTGTATCAATGGCGTCAACATGGTCCATAACATATAACCAATCTCTAACATTAGTACCATTACCATAAATGGGGATTGGTGTTTGTTTAATTACATTTTTAATAATTGTGGGGATTAGCTTTTCCTCATGTTGATTTGGTCCAAAATTATTTGAACAATTTGAAATAATAATCGGTAATCCATAAGTGTGGTGGTACGCCTTTACAAAATGGTCTGAGGATGCCTTTGAAGCGGAATACGGACTTCTTGGGTCATATGGTGTTTTTTCAGTAAATTCACCTGTGGGACCTAAATGTCCAAAAACCTCATCTGTAGAGATATGATAAAATAATTCAATACCGTATTTGACACAAGCGTCAAGTAAATTGATTGTTCCAACTACATTTGTATTAACAAACTCCATTGGGTTTAATATTGAATTATCAACATGTGATTCTGCGGCCAAGTGTATAACGTGTGAAAACTTATAGTTTTCAAAAAGTTTAAATAACCTATCTCTTTCAGTTATGCTAAATTTTATAATTCTAGCAGATTCCAAAAATTCAATGTTATTTTCATTCGACGCATATGTACAAGAATCTAAAATAACAAGTTGGTAATCCGGGTATTTACCCTTTAAAAAATTAAAGAGGTTTGAGCCAATAAAACCCAAACCTCCGGTAATCAATACATTCATTTTTCTATTTTTATAACAAATTTTGTTTTACTCTTATCAAAATCTTCTTTAACTACTTCATTCCAACTCAATTCAGTTAAGAATTTTTTAAAATCTTCGTCTTTAATTTTTTTGATATATTTTAGTAAATCCTCTTCAGTAGCGTTAGGATTAACATCTAAGTAATACTTTATAATAGGAAACTTTTCCAAATCAACTCTTTCAAGTTCCCTTACACCAGTATAATGATGTGTTTCCACTACCCCTATTTTTATTTCCATAACTTTTTAAGTATTAAAATTTAATAGGAATATATTACATTTTCAACAGGTAATCAAAAATATTACTTTAATAAATTGTAATATTCTTTAAAATGTTTGATTCTGTCAGGTAACCCAATGGTTCCTCCGTTAACTCTTTTAGTTACCGCAGTTACCGTAGCATCATCCGCGCCCTTATCACAAATAGACCAAAGTTTATTTGAGTCAAAGAAAAATGCGGCAGATGCTAATGGATATTTGGTGGCAACTAAATCGGGATTTGATACGGTATCTTCTCCGATGAACTTTGCGAAGTTTGTATAGTTTTGTTTTCCGGTCAATTGGATGTATCCTCTGCCGCGAAATTTAAACCCTTCACCTGTTGATTCGTCACCATTACCCATTCTTCCACCATAAACGCGAGATGCGATTTTTTCAGGTTGTCTCGCATATGATTCATTTAAATTACCAGGAAAATATTTACCAAAGATTTTTTTAAGTCCGTCCGCAGAATAGTTTAAATTCTCAGAAACTGATTTAAATCCTCCTGATTCGTGACCACACTGGGCTAAGAAATGAGCCAATCTTAATGGATTAGTAATGTTGAATTTTTTAGCAGTATCAGGAATTTGAGCAATAACCGCATCAGGAATATGTCCTTTTAAATTCTGTAATTTAAATTCTGAACTTGATGGGATTACAACATCTTCTTTTATCACTTGAGCAGGTTGTTCAGTTGTCCCGAACATTTTACCCCAAGTTCCATCACCAACGATTCCGTCGGCAGTTAATCCGTTTGCCGCTTGCCACTCTTTAACTTTAGCCGCGGTACCATTACCGAATATTCCATCGGCGGTTAATCCTAATTTTGATTGGAGTTTTTTAACGTCTTCTCCTTGAGACCCAATTTTTAGTATCATAATATTATAGTTTTAACTATAAATATTACTTTTTAGTGTAAATGAAAAAATGTTCACCGATTTCTTTAGTGTATCTTTCCATGTATTTACCTTCACAAGCAATTTTTAATTTAGGAGTTAGCTCATAATGTTCATCTTCAGTAATTGTGGGTTGGATATGAATTTCATATTCAACTTTATTAGGTAATTCTCTTACGCTGATTTTTGACCACTCAGGTAATACCTGTTTTAAATTTTCTAATATTGACATATAATTAAGTATCTCGTAAAAATAAAAAACCCATCAGAACGACAGGTCAAATAAACGAAGCCTGAGATTATAGCTTTGATTGAGAACCTTTTGAAGGATTATTGTTTCCCTTCGTATCCACTTCCTTTTGAGAAGTACTTCCCAGTGACGGTCTTTTAAGTATACCACTCTTTGAGGTTTGAATTACTCTATCAGTACTCAACTCTTTCCGAGGTTGCCACCCCAGTTCGTCCTTGCGGGATTAAAGGTCTTTCGTAACAATACACATTGACTTGGGGTCTTTGTGTGCAATGAACGGCTCATTACTATGTAGTCACCTTTCACTCAAACCTGATGGACACTTTTCCTTAATGTATTTTAATTAATTGGATAATTTAAATTCCATTTAGTTTTGTGTCGTAGATGTGTCAGAGTAGTGGTCCACCTTAAGCTCCGTTTCCTTTTGAGAAACGAAATACTAAACTACTCCGTGAAGTGTCCCCACCTCCATATTCCAAGATTACTTCAGAAAGAGACCTTGGTAGGTCGTCTTTAGGGATAGTAGCAACACCACTTGTTCTCTATCTTACCTTTCGGTTTTAAGTTATCTATCATATTGGGACCCGCAATAGTGTGGTTGGATGACCACATTTCTTACAGAGTTCCTATGGGTTATTCTTGTTGTTCTTCCGAACTCAACCTGACAATCTACTTTGCCAGGTCACCCTACCATTTTCCCTACGAAGTCATCCTCGGTACTAAAGGTGTAGTGATATCCCACTTGTGTACTTGAGTTCAATTTCCCTTACGGGATTTCAAACCGCAATCTCCTCAACACGGGGGAGACCACTTTATCCTACTTTCGTAGTTTATTTAAGGACCATACACGGCCCATTATCGTTTATCAGTTATCATCATCCCGAAGGATTACTTCCACTGAATGGATAATCTATTTTTTCAAAGAACGTTTCGGACATTTCCGAATTGTTTTACAAATTTACGACATTTATTTCTATTTGTCAAGTTATTTGTTAACTTTTTTTGAGATTTGGAAACTTTCACCGTTTTACCACTCTGTGAACCTTAATCTCAAATCCTTTACAAACTTACAACATTTTTTTCAATCTGTCAAACTTTTTGTAAAGTTTTTTTTTTCGTTTTGACTACCGAGTATCTTTCATTCCCTATAAGTGTCAAATCTTTTACAAACTTACGGCAAATATTTGGTAGTGTCAAATAAATATCACAAAAAATTCAAAAGTATTTCTTTTATACCGTTTGACATATATAAATCATTAATTTCTTCTGAATCCATATATTGACATGTGGTGTGTTCAAATCCATCTTTAGCATTTTCCAAATCGGGTATTACGTATTTATTAGTTTCACACAAAAACACATGTAAAATACTTTTCTGTATTCCTAATTTATTAAACCTGTTAACTTTTGCCACATGTTCAATAGGTAAATTTAATTTAATCCCCATTTCTTCATGGAATTCCCGATATGCCGCAATTTCTGAAGATTCACCATTTTCAATTCCTCCCATAGGGATTGCCCATTTTCCAGGTTCTGAATTTTCAGAAGCCCGTTGGCAAACTAAACATTTGTTACCAACTTTTATTATTATACCTGCGGATTCTTTCATTATACAATATTTATTAATAAGTATGTTTATAAAAATAAATGATGAAATAATAAAAGTCAAAGTTTGTCATTCTCAAAAAGAAATTTCGGAAGGAATGATGGGTAAAGAATTTATTGGATTTGACGGTATGTTATTTTTAATGGGTGAAGGAAATCATTCATTTTGGATGAAAAATTGTATAGTACCGTTAGATATGATATTTATCAACTCTGATTTATCTATTTCTGAAATACACCATAACTGTGAACCTTGTAAATTTGGAATTTGCAAATCATACGAAGGTTACGGTAAATACGTATTAGAAATTGAAGGTGGTCGTTGTTCTGATGAGGGTATTAGTGTTGGTGATTCTGTTGAATTTATTTTTCAGATTGATTAATCTTTTCTTGTAAGGTATTAACAAATCTTTTCTGTAACATCTTTAAGAATTTAATATATGGAGAATCGTCTTTTTCTGAGTCGTATTTGTATTTCCCTTGTGGAGGTCTTTTACTTCTACCAATATAATTTAATCCTGAAATATTAGTAATACACTTATGACCTCCGCTGTTTGCCTGTATAACATCCCAAACGGGTACTGTTATATTATCTAAAACACCCCACTCATCTTCTGTTAAATCAGATGTTCTTTTTGACATTAACTCTTTAATGTCCATTAATTTCTCAACACCTTTTTTTTCTTTAACATACTTTTCCCCATATATTGCGGCAAAATCTTTGAATGTGAATCCAACGGAACCTTCTTTTGCCGAAGTTTCAGAAACCCACTTAATTGTTGATAGGGGTATCTCTTTTTCTTTAAGTTGTGATTCCCAATGGCCTAAAACCTCTTGAGCAATCTCACCTAAATTAACTCCCTTTAATTGTCTTTCTTTTTTAAATGGGTTACAAGACGCTTGCAATAATCCTAAAGGCCAAGCAATTACAAGAAAATCCGCCTCAGGGTTATTCTTAAACGGAGTATATCTATCATATGAACCAGGATTCATCATATTACCACCGCCATACTGTACAATAATATTTCCCTGAATATCAGGATAATTCTTCATTTGTGAAATATATCCAGATTTATTCATTTCAAGTTTGTTAATATCCGCCCATCGATTTTCCTTCATCATCAATTTAATCTTATTAAAGATGGATAATAAAGATGGTTTACATTCCATAACCAAAGTTTCCAAAAAACCTGGTTTGTTTTTAAATGCTAAAAGTAGTTTATTAGTAACTAAACCTAACATCATCCTATTTCTTTTAGCTGAAGAATCTTTATCAAATGAATAAACATAATTCATAACCATATCAGGTGTAATTTCATTTGAAGCATAATCCGCACTGTCAACCATAGAAATAGTTTTAACGTCTTCAGCGGTAAAAATTTCAGATGATGGAATAATTTGTGATAAAGTTTCAACATTAGAACGTGATTGTCTGAATGATGTTGACCCAGTGTCTTCTGCACCCGCTTGTCTGTCGTGATGGTCAGTGTGTATAATAAACATTGGTTTACCATGAGCGAAATCGACTAACACAGGCATAACTTCACCTCTAGCGTCAGCTTGTTTAACCGCAAATTCTTTGTCACCATATTGTATTACTTCTGTATCAATAACATCAATACCATTATCCTCAAGGTATTTTTTCATAGCAATTGCGGTAGTAACTCCGTCTAAATCTTGGTGGAAATAAATTTTAGCTTTTTGGTATCTTTCTGATAATTCTCGAATATTTCTTATTCCTCCTTCGGATATAATTTTTCTCATAACATATAAATATTATTCCTTCCAAAAAACTTGTACTAAAACAATAAGTATTGATAAACAAATACATATAAATGTTTTAGTATTAAGCGATTCATTAAATAAATAATATGCCATTACAGTATAAACTATAGTACCGATAGAAAATCCTATAATTCTACTTGGCCATAATTGTCCTTCATAATGTTTAATAATCAAATTTAAACCATACATGAATATTATTGAGATTGGTATGCCTAATAGTACTGAAAACCAAAGATTATTTTTTAACCAATCGTATTTTAAATGTCCCTGTATTTGAAAAAATGCAAGTATTTGTCCAATAATCAATAAAAATATACCAAAAAAAAAGTTCATCAAATAAATGATAAACTTTTTAATTTAAAATATCAAACTTAAATATTAATTAAGAGTGAGTAAATATCTTAACTTATTTACCTGATGTAACATCTCATCTCTAAGATTTAATAAATCGGAGTCCATTTCCCTATCATATATATCGTTGAATGAAACTAGGAACTCAACAACCTGTGTTATTAACGCACCTAATTCAATCTCCTCCAAATCTTCTCCATCAATAGTGTATCCTCCTGTGAATTTTGGTCTTCCGTGTTTGCCCATACAAGCTTCAACAAAATCATCAATTAACTCATCTAAACTTTCATAAATTTCACCGTATGCTTTATGTTGAGAAAACGATGTTGTTTGCCAGTGCATGAATCTGAACTGAACTTGTATTTTTACTAATGCTAAAACTATTTCTGAATTTTCCATAACAATAAATATATCATAAAATAAAAAACGGAGGTTATTGTCCTCCGTTTTCAAATTGTAACTTCTGTTGTTTTTTTTGGTCAACAAAACCTTGTATTCGTTCTCTAGCAATATTAGTATAATTTTCAGATAATTCAATACCAATCCATCTTCTATCCAAAATTTCTGCGGCCACACAACTTGTTCCGCTACCATTGAATGGGTCCAAGACAATATCATTCTTATAAGATAAGATTTTTATTGCTTTAGTTGGGATATCCATTGAGAATGTTGCCTTTGTCATTGGTCGTGAGTCATTCAAATATTTCCACTGTCCAAATACCAATTCCATAAAATCTTTTTTATCCTCTTCTTTGTAAACCATTTTTGTTTTACCTTCTTCAGTTATTGTTGGTTCCCCCTTCCATTGCGGTTCACCTTTAACTTTCTTAATATGGTATTTCTTATATGCCAAAACAATACATTCTTTTGGGTTATAAATGTATGGACTTGATGGGCTCATCCAACTACCCCAGGCAGTTGTCTTACTTCTATGTGGACTATCCTCTTCCAAATCAACAATTCCAAAAAAATTAAAACCAATTTCTTTCATTATCTGATAAACTTCAGAGACAAAAAAAATTCTTCCTCCTTTAGCTTGTCGGTTAATTTCATAAGGAATATTCAAAGCGATTCTACCATCGTCCTTCAATACTCTAAACGCCTCTTCTAACCATTGTCTTGAGAATGCTTTATATTCCCAAAAAAACATATCGTCATCGTGAGTATCATAAGCAATATTAACACCGTAGGGTGGTGATGTAACTATCAAGTCAATTGACCCTTCAGGCATTTGACTCATAACCTGAACACAGTCACCATTAATGACCTGATTTATATAATTTTCTATCATTTTTTCTCTAATGTTTTAATGTGATGTTGTAAATACCATAACGCTTTTTTCAAATCTTGTAACTCAGCATTACTATCTTTCTTACCTGCTCGTGAAATATATTTGACAGTATTCCCCAAACAAAAACCTAAATCCCAAGCATCAATAACTTTAATTGCCTCATAAACATTATCTTCACCACCATAATGACTTGGGTGATTTACCATTTCTTTTTTACTAATGTCTGACAAATGCTCTAATAATTCTTTTTCCATCACTTTTTTAAATTAACTCTAACATAATATTCTTTACCATATTTTGACTCCTGAATTAAACCTTCTTCAATTAAAAAATCAATCTTTTTTTTAGTTTCATCCATACCTATTTTAAGGATGTATTCTGAAATATAATTGATATGAACTGGTTGTTCAAGTTTAGCTAGTAGATTTTCGGTTGGTGATGTATTCTTCCTCATATAAATCAAATTTACTTTTTATTTCGTTACTTGTGAATATTAGAGCATCCGCAATTAAAAACTTTTTAATTTCAGATATGTTAGATTCTATGGTTTGAATCTCGTTTTCTCCAACTATCTTTTTAGTGAATCCCATTTAGCAAATATACTAAGGTTTTTTTAGAAATCCAATAGTATTAGATTGAACAATATAACTTAGAATTTTTCTTTTGAATATTGGTATTAGTGCGTTCTCTAATGGTAAATTGTTCGATATTTTAATTTCAAAAATTGTACTAAATTCATCAATATCTAATGATTTTAAAATAGTACTTATTCTTTTTTTTGTTTTTTCTCGATATACTGGTTCTACTTTAAACTTTGATTCCGTTATTTTATCAACCTGATTACTCAATTCATATTTCCACACATTTTTTTCTCCATCGTAATCAAAAAAGAAATGTCCACTTGAGTATTGGGTTGTATCGGATATTGATTTTAAACTTATCGCCACAGAGTCATAGGTGATATTCCAAAGTGCTTTAATTATATTAAAATACTCATAGAATTTAAGTCCGGCTTTTTTCAATATCTTATTAAACTCTAAAAGTTGTTCATCATTTAAATTAGGTATTGGTTCATATTTTAATTCTTTTATTAAAATCTCATCATCAACCGAAGTAAATTTTTTAGTTAATTTAATGTATTTGAAGTCATTACTAATAGATTGTAAATTAGCTAAATGTAATGACATCTCACTAAACAAAGGATATAATTCAAACTTATCTATCTTATCGTCACAGTATTTTATGAAATCCATTAGGACATAAAATTTATGCTCATAATCTATTGGTTCTTGGATAATCCAATCAGTACTAAGTTTGAAATGTGTTTTTTTAGTTCTTTTATTTTTCTTATCTGAAACCATACTATCCCTCCATTTGGAAAATATAGTACGTATCTCCGTCAAAAACAATAGTATCTTCGTCTCCGTTATAGTGATTAAGAATATTTCCATATCCATCGGACTCTACAACACCCGCAATTAATTTTTGCATATCGACAAAGTTACTAAGTTCAAGACCATAATTTTTTATGGTATCTGCAGGATTATCAACAAGGTCATCTAATATACTTTCAACCTTATCATCAATCATATATTCAGGAATATCTTTGTCACTATCTCTTAATTCCTCCAATTCTTCATTCAATTCATCAAATTCTTCTTGTGATAAACTTTCAGGGTTTTCTAATTTCGCCTCAATTTCATCCATTCTATTTTGAACTTCCTCACTATGCTCGAACTCATCCTCATCAAAATAACTATCAAGATTTTCTCTGACATTATCGTATTCACCCTCTCTAAACCAATCTTTTAATTCTTCTTCATCAATATAATCCTCAACAAATGATTGTCTAAATCCATCAAGACCAACGTCGTCAATTAAGTTTTCAGTTGACTCTCTAGCCGATAGGTCTGTGTCATAGGTATCCCCAACCGCCCATTGTTCCTTACTTTTACCTTCAGGTGTTGCAACTTTAAATAAATAAAGACGATAAAATTTCCCATCAGGAATTAAATCGTAAACATCAATTCGTTTACTTAATTCATCCATCTCTTCAGTTAATGTTTCAATCTCATCAACTAAATCACTATCTTCATTATACCCTTCAATTGATTCAATTTCTTCAATTCTTTTTCGGTTATTTTCAATCGTTGCGTTGTCTCCAGGTTCCTTAGCGTCGTACTCATATCTAGTAAGATGTTCAAAAAGAGCATTTGCACATGATGCCAAATCACTTAGGGTTTCACCTTCCCAAGCACCTTCTTGTCTTAATTCATCTTGAGCTTCTTTTTCTTTTAAAAACTCCAAATAATTAATTCTTTTTCTATACTCACTGCCGTGGTCAAAAACGTACCCACTAACTTTAATACCGTTTAATGTTGAAACCTCAGTATGAGAAATATCTAACTTTCCATTTATTGTTATATTACCTAAATTAACTACCGGAGTACCATTAACACTTAAATCACCATCAATAACAATTTTTTTACCTTTAAATTGTCTAAGGTTATTTATTTTTCTTCCATCCCATGATACAAATTCTAAAAACTCCAAATACTTCTGAGGAGAAATAGTTACCGAATCAATTTCTTGACTTTCTAAAATTATTTTTTTCAGTATTTCCTTGATATTATTTTCTAACATACTATTATAAATATACAAATATTTATAAGTAATAAACATTTAAAAACCTTAAAATTATGGGATGCGGATGTAAGGGTGGTCAGTCAAATAAAAACCAACCAACAAAACCAGTACAAAAAGAAAATTTGCAAAACGCAATTAAAACTACAATTGAAAAGTACTATAACAAAAATAAAAAATAATAACTATTTATAATAATAAACTCTTTAATCTTTTAAACAAATGAAAAACGGTGGTGGTAACAACGGTGGCGGATGTGGTTGTGGTAAATAATCAACCCTAATCTAATAATTAAGAAACTTAAAAGAGGGGAATTTTTCCCCTTTTTTTATATTTATGATTATGGAATCTAATGAAAAAGATACAGAATTAACTAAAGGTCAACAAAAATTACTTAACCTTCTAAAAAAATTTGAGTCAGGTGATGTTGACTCATCATATATTGATGATGCGTTAGGTGGTGTTCCTAAATTTATAGATTTATTAGAAAAACAAAATTTAATTGGTTATTTAGACCCATTAGATAGTGCATGGGATGACCATCAAAATTATCTTCTTTACAAAAAAGTCGAACAGGACCCTTCTTATGTTTGGACAGTGGTCGATTCTTTATCCGATATTGTTAAAATTGGAGACATTTACTATTTTGATACTAGTGGTGAAGAACTTTCAGGTTTTTTCAATACAAATAGAAATGACATTAGCCGAGAATCAATTGAACAGATTATTGAAGGTAATTATGAACTCGGAAGTTGGGACGCTACCGATGATGAATACAGAGATGTTTACGAACAATTAAAACCTGAAAATAAAAAATTAGTAGATGTTAGAATTCGTGAAGAGCTCACCGAAAAAGGTGCGTTAGATATAGAATCAAAGTTATTAGAAAAAATTGGTTTAGAGCAAGGTAGAGGGTATGTCACATTAGACGATAATATTATCACTCGTATTTTAGAAGACGATGAAACTATGAGATATGTTATTAACAGAGAATTAGACAATGTGAGAAGTGATTTATATAGTACGTATTATGGTTGTTATGAAGGTGTACTGACCGATAGTTGGTATGGTGATATTATGTCTGAATTGGTTGGTGAAGTGATTGATAATACAACATTTGAAGAATATAGTTTTAAGAAAAATGTGTATAATAATAGAACTGGAAAATCAGAACAGAGAACTATATATGCAAGAAGATACCCTGTAACTGATTGTGTAGTTAGTTTAGTTAAAGATTGGATTTACGAATACAAAGATAGTACTTGGAGCGACGATACTATTAATTACCACGGCAGTTACTCTAGTTTATTGGGGGCCGCAATGGTTAGTGGTTTAAGAAGCGAGTTAAGAGTTCCTCATTTAGATGACTATGCGGACTATTATCAGGTTAGTAGATGTGTTAACGAAAACATAGGTGATTACTTTTAATAATTTCATAACTTTGTCTTAACACACTTTAAAGGACTTATTACTATATGTTAGTATGATAAGTTCAATTTTTATTTTATCCTATATTACATTCTTTTCAATAATAATTCGTAAGGATAGACAGGAGTATTTCAAATACAACAAAAGATAATTTACTATTTATACCTAATTTTTTTGGTGGTAAATTTATACATGGAAAAATTAGATATGTCTATCCGTCAAAATTTAGTCAACGATTTTGCGGATTATGTTTGTGAAATAATTAGTGAGAATAATACTCATAAAACAAAGTTATCTGTTATCGATGTAGGTAACTTCATGGTCGTTAAAGGATTTACGTATAGTAACAATGTGGTCAACTTTTCGGAATTAAATTCAAATTTTGTAAATTTAAATAAAAACAAATACCCAAATTTAGAAAATTTCAACACAATTGATGTTATGTCATATAGTTGTACAGAATCTTCATTTGAGGATAAAGTTATTCAATATTCCACAAAACCTGAAAAAACTATAAATGATGAGTTATCAATAACTGTATCATCAAAATTCCCATATGGTTATTCTGAAAATTATCTCAAACAAACTTACAATCATTTAATGGAAATATCTTGTAAATCTCAACCTTATTTCAAATACAATTGGGTTGAAT